ACTACAATCACAGATAACATCTCTTGGCGGTACGGTCAATACTATTAATGGACAGTATGCAACAACAGGTACTACAGATACACTACTCGATAAGATCACCGCAACTGATAGTGACCTATTGGTAGAACAGAATAGAATCACCACACTAGAAGCGTCGGTAGGTAATCTTGATAGTAACCTCACTGGATTCATGGCAGACACTACAGTCACCGATGATCTACAAAATCAGATCACTGTAAACGATAGTGCTATCAGCGTAGAACAAGGTAGGATCACTACACTAGAAGCGTCGGTAAGTAGTCTTGATAGTAACCTCACTGGATTCATGGCAGACACTACAGTCACCGATGATCTGTTTAATAGAGTAGATGCTACTGATAGTGATATCAACGTAGAACAAGGTAGGATCACCACACTAGAAGCGTCGGTAAGTAGTCTTGATAGTAACCTCACTGGATTCATGGCAGACACCAGCGTTACGGACGATCTGTTTAATAGAGTAGATGCTACTGATAGTGATATCAGCGTAGAACAAGGTAGGATCACTACGCTTGATGCTACCGTGTCAAACTTAAACAGTGATGTAAACGCAAGTCTTGCTCTCAAGGCAGACACCAGCGTTACGGACGATCTGTTTAATAGAGTAGATGCTACTGATAGTGATATCGGTGTAGAACAAGGCAGGATCACTACGCTCGACGCTACTGTATCAAGTCTTAACAGTGATGTCAATTCTAGTCTTGCATTGAAGGCAGATACTAGTGTAACAGATCAACTTTCTAACAACATCCAAGCTAACGATAGTGACATCACCGTTGAACAAGGAAGGATTACCACACTTCAGGGAACAGTATCAAGTCTTAACAGTGACATGAACACAAGTCTTGCCTTAAAGGCAGATACTAGTGTCACCGATGATCTGTCCAACAAAATAACTGCTAACGATAGTGACATCACCGTTGAACAAGGAAGGGTTACTACTCTTCAGGGAACAGTATCAAGTCTTAATAGTGATGTCAATTCTAGTCTTGCATTGAAGGCAGATACTAGTGTCACCGATGATCTGTCCAACAAAATAACCGCCAATGACAGTGACATCACCGTTGAACAAGGAAGGGTTACGACTCTCCAAGGTACGGTATCAAGTCTTAACAGTGATGTCAATTCTAGTCTTGCACTCAAAGCGGATACTTCCGTTACAGATGATTTGTCTAATAGAATAACTGCTAACGATAGTGACATCACCGTTGAACAAGGAAGGGTTACTACGCTTACCGCTACTGTATCAACGGTCAACAGCGACCTCACTGCTAGTCTTGCCTTAAAGGCAGACACCAGCGTTACGGACGATCTGTTTAATAGAGTAGATGCTACTGATAGTGATATCAGCGTAGAACAAGGAAGGGTTACTAATCTAAGCACAGACTTGAGTGACCTCAACAGTGACACCACTGCGGCACTTGCACTCAAGGCGTCCTCTACAGTCACTGAAAGTCTACAGAATCAGGTCACCGCAACTAACAGTGACTTAACTATTGAAAGGGGTAGGATCACTGAACTATCCGGTGATGTATCAGGATTGGATAGTGATCTTGATGTTGAGACGGAAGCTCGTCAAGCGCTTGCGTCTACTATCCTTCTCGATAGTGATGTAACAGTAATTACCAACAGTCTAATATCAACTTTTAGAACCGACGTCGGACTTGGGGAAACAAACACTGTATCAAGTGTCGTTCAATCTGAAATATCAGAACTCACAATTATTGACTCTGAGGGTATTGCAACTATCGCTCAGTCAGAGTTAACCACTTTTGAAACTAAGCTCCTTGACTCTACAGGTGCGGTAGGTTCTATTGCAACCGTGCAGTCTGGATTGTTACAGTCAGTTTCTGCGAATAGTGATGCACTCTCCGCAATCAATCAAAAGTACTTCGTCGCACTAGACGACGGAAACACATTCACCGGATTCGAAGTTATTAATGGAGACAGCGTATCGTCATTCACCATTCAAGCGAACGACTTCGCATTGAAGACACAGAACCAAACTATGACTCCATTCTCCGTGTCCGGAGACGTGGTCTCACTAACGAACACAAAGGTTACCGGAGACCTAGACATAGGTACAGGTGCAGCGAACTCCATGAAATTGACGGACGATGTGTTGAAGATTCATGACTCAGACGGTAATGTTAGAGTAATAATCGGTAACTTATCAGGATAACTTTGGACAAACCCCCTATATAGTAAATAGGGATTTTTAACAGGACAATATAATGCCAGCTATTGTTAGACAACCATTGCGAACTGAACTCGCAAAACAATTACTGGGAGAGATCCATTCAGAGACGGATCACTACTACATCGGTATAGGCAAATCGGACAAGTTCGGTGACGCAGACGTAGTGGTCCCACCAGTGGATTCCCCGCAAGAAGAACGTGAGTTTAGACATAATCTGCAATCAATAAAAAAGGTAGAGGGTGCGATCATGGTCGCCCGTCGAGTTAATTGGGCAACGGGTACTAAGTACCACGGTTGGGACGACTCGACTTCACCAAGTGATGTTACCCCATTCTATGTACTCACAGATGCGAAGGAAGTTTACATCTGTCTGTCGCCAGGTATCGATGATACTGGAGTGCATCAACCGTCGACGGTAGAACCGAACTATGGGTTCCACGCACCGATCAGTACAGTGTCGGATCCAAACGATCCAATGTACTTGCAACGACTGCACTGGGAACCGTTCACTACCACTGACGGTTACACGTGGAAGTTTTGTTACTCTCTACGTCCAGAGAACATCTACCAGTTCCTATCATCCAACCACATCCCTGTACAACCTTTAGAAGACACTCTGGCTGGCGGAGACTCTATTGAAGACTTACAGTGGCATGTAGCGGATCGTGCGGTCGGTGGAGAAATCATTAGTGTTCAGGTCACCGATGGTGGTAGTGGATATGATCCATCAAACCCACCTTCAGTTTTGATCGAAGGTAATGGTTATGGTTGTGTTGGTACTGCTGTAGTATCTGGAGACAAGGTCGTGAGAATCGATATGGTGTCCGGTACAAACGAAAACACACAGACCACTTATGGATCTGGATATGGTTGGGCAGAAGTATCTATCGAAGGTAACGCAGAAGCTCGTGCGATCATTACGTCCAGTGAGGGTCTAGGTAAAGATGCTGCAATTGATTTGAAAACAAGTTCAGTAATGATGAACATAAAACCAAATGGAGATGAGAACGGACGATTCGTCGTAGAGAATTCTTTCCGTCAGATTGGTGTCATCAAGAATCCTATGCAACCAAACGGAACCGATCCATACACGGAAGGTGGTGCTAAATGTCTATCCAGTTTCACTCTGACCAATGGTCACGGAGAATCTTCTCCATTCCACACTGGTGAGTCGGTAACTAGTTTCCCAGGCGGTGCACTGGCATACGTTGATCAGTCCATTGGGAACACGGTATTCTATCACCAGAACTCAACAACAGGGTTCGAAGAATTCGCTGTGGGTGAGTCGGTATCTCAAACAGGTGTGGTCGTAACCGCATCAATCGACTTCGTCACACGCACATACGGCATCGACCGATACACAGGAGAGGTTCTTTACATTGAGAATCGTCCACGTATTCGACGCGATGCAGAACAACAAGAAGATATTAAGGTAGTCATCACAGTTTAGGATTAATTATGTCTGATCAAGATTATTTAAAAGAAATAACTGCGTCCACATTCAAGGACGACTACCGCGACTTTTACGATGCAGATGATGGATACCACCGTATCTTATTCAGGGGTGGTCATGCCCTACAGGCACGTGAACTAATCGAACTACAGACGATCATCCAATCTGAGATCGAACGTTTCGGTAGTAACATATTCAAAGAAGGTGCACTGGTAAATCCAGGCGGTGTCACTGTAGACAACAAAGTTGAGTTTGTCAAGATGACGGAGAGCAGTACTCTCCCTTCTTTAGATCAACTCCCTGCTGATCGTGAGGTCGAGAACCAAGACGGAGTCAAGGCAAAGGTTCTTGACATCGTGGGTAAGATCGTGTATGTTCAATACACCGATACTAAAAAGGGAAACAGTGATGGTGGATCACCTCGTTTCGTAACTGACGACAGACTAGACATCCTAGGTACGGTTGAAAGTTCTGGTCGTGCGGTTCGCGCTTCATTCGCAGAGGGTGACTACTTCGTACAAGGACACTTCGTCCACACAACAGAAAAGAGTTTCATGATCGATCCGGACGGATCGTTACCAGAACACGACGCGGTCGATATCGGTTTCCGCATCAAAGAAGTTCTAGTAACTTCATCGGAAGATGAGAGTCTCTACGACAACTCAGGTGCACAACCTAACGTTGGGGCGCCAGGCGCAGATCGATACAGGATCATCTTAGAACCAACTAAACGCACAGACATCACTAGTGATGAAAACTTTGTTTTCGTTGCACGTGTATTGAATGGTGTGGTGACCCGTGAGGTCACAAGTCACGATGGATACAATCGTATCAATAGGTTGCTTGCTCAACGCACCAAGGAAGAGTCTGGTGATTATGTTGCACAAGACTTTACCGCAGTCTTCGAAGACTATACCGACACCGATCTAATTCTGGATGTTTCTGACGGAATCGCATACGTTGATGGATATCGATTAGATATCGGTCGTTCAGAGATAGTTGTTCCTAAGGCGCAGACAGTAAGACAAAAAGATCGAGAAGTCGTATCCTCTTACTACGGTAACTGGGTTTATGTCGATGAAGAGAATGCCAACACTACAGGTTTCGGTGACCTATCAAGTTTCGGTGCAGTTACCATTAGAAACGATCAAGGTCAACCAATCGGTGATGCGAACACTCGCGGTATCGAACAGGACGCATCAGGTTACCGACTATACATCTTCAATGTAAAGATGGGTGATGGTGCAACCTTCAGTCAAGCACAGAGTTTTGTCGATAAAGTAAATGGAGATCAAATCTATCTTGTTGACACTCACATCTATGGTACGATCAACAACAGTTTAATCTTCCCACTGCCTCAGACAAGTCCAGAAAGGAACAGCATCGCGACTGTGCAGTATGTGAAGACCGTTGCAAGAGTGAACCAACAACCAGATGGCACAGAGTTGACTCTCGGTGGGGTTGAACCACAGAACTGGGTTATCTCAGAAGTCGGTGGTGGCATATTAGATAAGGTCGCCGACAACTCAGGTAAGTTCACGGGGTTGGATGCAACTAGTACTTACAACGTTCTGACTTATGTCAATGAACCAAACGGAACATACCGTAAGAAGACACTGACAAGAAAGATCGACTTACAAATAACCACAGATCACGGCCAATTAGAATTCGCTACGTCGGTCGAGACTTCAGTGGTTGACGGTTACGAACTCATTCAGATATTACAGGACGACGGTAGAGATGTCACACACATGTATGAGATGGACGGCGGTCAACGAGATAACTTCTACGACTTCGTCTCCTTCAGATTAAAGGATGGGTTCTCTATACCAGACGGAGTCACTCTGTCATTTGACTTCGAACACTTTGTGCATGATGCAGGCGACTTCTTCTCTGTGACTTCATACTTAGGTGAGGACGCTGGTGACGAAGGTCTTGCATATGAGGACATTCCATCACACACATACGTCGACGGAACTACAGTATCACTACGTGACGTGATAGACTTCCGTCCATCACGTAGTACCGATGGTTCATTCCCAACATTAAGTATACCACAGAACGCTTCAGGAATCAACCTAATCAATGTAAAATATTACGAACCGCGTATTGACATCTTAGTTGCTAACACTAAGGACAGATACGGTGATGTTGGTTTCGGTGAACTACAAGTCATTCAGGGTCAGTCAAGTGCAAACCCACGACCACCAGAAGTTCCAACTGGATCTCTACCACTATACATCTTCCGTCTGAATCCATACACGTTTAACTCTAGTGACGTGGTAATGGAGAAACAGACACACAAGCGATTCACTATGAAAGACATCGCTGCTATTGAAACTCGTGTAGATGATCTATATGAATTGACCACACTAAGTCTCCTAGAGTCCAACACGCAATCACTTACAGTTCTTGACGATCAAGGATCTGCGAGAACTAAGGCTGGATTCATCGCGGACAACTTCACGTCGTTCAGTTTCTCTGACGTGAACAACCCAAATTACCGCGCCTCGGTCGAGACGGTCTCGGGTCTAATGAAACCATCCTTCCGTGAAAACCTTGTTAGGTTGAAACACGATGCGTCTCAGGGTAACTCAACTCGTACTGGAGACTACGCAACTCTACCATACACTCACGCCTCGTTCATAACACAAGATGTGGCCACGAGTACAATGAACATTAACCCTTTCTCGGTCATCACACAAGAAGGTCATATCACACTATCACCATCAAGTGATGAGTGGGTGGAGACACAGACTCTGCCACCAATTATGCAAACGACAGTTCGTCGTTCAGTCCCTATCGATCTTGGATTCGAAGATCTTTGGTGGAATGGTATTACAAACAACAATCGTCCACGCACACGTCAACAGTTTTCTGTTGAGTCAACGTCTCGTGCAATACAGGAGTTTGTCGGTGAACGTGTAGTCGACACAGAAGTCGTTCCATTCATGCGTTCGCGTAAGATCTCATTCAAGGCAGAAGGTCTACGTCCTAATACAAACGTCTTCGCATACTTCGGAAATCGCAACGTATCACAATGGTGTAAACTGTCAAACTCATTTGTTGAATACTCAACCACAGATTCTGAGGTAGGGTCAGAGTTCGCATCAGCAACTCAACACCCACAAGGAACTAGTCAGTTAGTTACTAACTCAGAGGGTGAGGTTTTCGGTGAGTTCTTCCTACCTAATACGGATGAGTTTAGATTCCGTACAGGGACACAAGACTTTGTGATATTGGATGCTGATATTGATACTACCACAAATCGACTATCAAGTCAACAACAGAGTGACGCTATGTCGTCATCGTCTGCGCCTTATACATCGACGGGATCTATCGAATCAATCCAACGAACTGTTAGAACCACTCGTGTGCCTCAACGCATTCGTGGTCGTCGTGACCCGCTTGCACAGTCGTTCTATGTCGATCCTTCGGAGAACCCTAACGGTATCTTCCTAACTAAGGTACGCGTTTACGTACAGAGCAAAGACTCTGTTATCCCGATGCAGGTACAAGTTCGTCCGGTAGAGAATGGCATACCAACAACTACTATTATACCGGGCTCTGTCAAGTTTGTCAAGCCCGCCGACATAACTGTCGCACCTAGTAATGACATTTCGTCGATTCGCAGTACACCAACCGAGGTTGAGTTCGACGAACCTGTCTACTTGACTTCTGGTGAAGAATATGCTATAGTACTACTCGCAGAGTCAGTTGAGTATAATGTTTACGTCGCACAGACCTATGAAGAAATTCTTGGTGGTACTGAAGGTAAGGTATCGAAACAACCTTCTCTTGGTTCACTATTCATGTCACAGAGTGGTTCGACGTGGACTCCGGATCAAACCAAAGACCTAATGTTCGAATTAGAACGTGCAGAGTTTAATGCCTCTGGTGATGTTTATTTGGAGAACGCAATATTACCTTCGGTTTCTCTATCGTCCAACCCGTTCACTGCGATAAACTCTGCTGGTGGTTTTCAAGTATCTCAAGAAGGTCACGGTTTCTCTAAGGGAGACACAGTAACGATCTCAGGATCGTCGGGCGTTGATGTTGATGGTCAACACACGATTGATAGTGTAACTGCATTTGGATACTCTTTCACTGTCATTGGGTTAGATAGTAATCCGGCTGAAGGAACTTCCTTCGGTGGATCTTCTGTTGTTGCATCTCAGAACGTCGTGTTCGATGAGTTCACACCACAGATTTCAAACATCACACCTAACGGTACATCTATCGTGAGTAGTATTGAAAGATCGGCCGCGAAGTCTTATGGTGATGCTAGTGGAAGAAACGACTCTCGCCACTCATACCAGAAACGTGGTGACCAGTTGACCGAAGACACGTTCTTAAATCAACTTAACATTGCAGACTTCCCTTCCGCAATCGCGACAGCAGAGAACAATGTGGACACTAACAATCAACCAGAATCTAGTGTTGAGTTAAAGTTGAATCTAAAGACAAGTGACAGTAAAGTTTCTCCGATCATCGATCTACAGAGAACTTCAATCCTTGCTCTAGAGAACGTTATTGGTTCCGGTGAGGAAGCACAACACATTACAACACCTATCACGATTGATGAGTCTTCGGCAGGACTGAAGGTTCTTTTGGGTGCGAACCGTCCATCGGATGCATCGATAGAGGTTTACGTCAAGACTTCCGCAACAGACGAAGGACTTTCATCTGCACAGTGGATTGAGGCATTGGTCGACTCGGCCGTACCTTCGGATGAAAACGCGTCGGTCTTCCGTGAGTATGAGTACACGGTAGAAGCTGCGGACCCATTCACTGCATTCCAAGTGAAGGTGGTCATGAAGTCAACTAACTCATCTAAGGTGCCGACAGTACGTGACCTACGAGTGATCGCATTGGCCGTATGATGAATAGATATAAAAAAGTAGAAGGACACACAAGTCTAGTAAGAGATGCAAGAACGGGAGCAATCATCAACACTAACAGTTCGGAGATTGCAAGAGCGAGAAAAAGAAAAGAGGCAAAGAAACAAGAGGCGGAAAGACTCGATACGTTATCAAAAGAAGTCTCCTCATTACAGAGTGAGATTAGTGAGATAAAAGATTTGTTGGTTCGTCTAGTGGAGAATAAAGAATGACTGATACAATACAAACAGTACATCTCGCCGACAATATCAACGCGGCGTTTGACAAGATCAACGAGAACTTCGAAGGTCTCACTGACGGGTCGATTGTGGTTCCACCACCATCGGACATTTCGATCGGTGACCTACAAGATGTCACGCTTACTTCTCTTTCCAATGGAGAGGTATTGAAGTGGAATGGTTCTTCATGGACAAACCTACCGGACAGTGGATCTAGTAGCAATACGAACATCTCCACTGATAGTGATCTCAACCAATATATCACCAACTTACTAGACTCCTCGTTCTTTATTTCGGTCATCAACGAAGAGTACCTAGAACAATTCAACATTACTACCGATGTCACATACACCGATTCGGATGTTCAAGCAAACGCCTCTGCTATATTCACACTTGAATCTCGTATCGATGCGACCGACTCTGGTATTACCGTTCTGTCTCAGGCGATCATTGATACTCAAGCATCACTAGAAAATATTACATTAGGTGGTATCGATTCAGACTTACTTGCAGACGCAATCGCAAGTGCGAACTCTACAGTCATCTCACGCATCGATGCTAACAGTGATGGTATTACTTCTTTCGCTGGGGTCATTGATAGCGTAGAGAACAACATGTTGTTGAGAGACTCAGCGACAAACGATCTGATAGAAATAAACACAACCGCTATCTCCTCGTTGACTTCTAGGATTAATGTGAACTCAGATGGTCTGAGTGTGGTCGTCGGTGATGTAACGGATCTATCACTTTCTCTTAACCAGTTAATCAGTGACGGTATCACTCTAACACCAGAACAAGTCACCGAAGCATTGGGTGGTGCATTAGAATCACTAACGCTTCGTCTGGATGCGGACAGTGATAAACTGGTAATCGAAGCTGCAAAGGTTGTAGATCTTGAAACGGGTCTGACCGCACAAGAGAGCGATCTTGGTGTGCAGATCACCGCAGTATCTAATGCGCAATCTTCTCTAGTGTCTCGTACAGAGTTTGACTCTGCTGAAGGTAGAATTACCACACTCGCAGAAGATATTGTTACCCTAAACAATCAAGTGGACGTTACAAACCCAGACGGCACTCTATCTACTGCGATCGCCGATGCAGAGAGCGAATTACGTGGAGAGATCACTACAGTCGATGGTCGAATCACTTCAGTCCAAACATCGTTGACGAATACTCTTAATGCCAAGATCGACAGTGACATTGCGCTGGCGACCCAAACACTGACCGCTTTGATTGACTCGGCAGGTAATACCACATCGACGTGGGGTATTGATCTTGTTGCAGGATCAGAAGACAATCCTAAAGTCGCAGGTATCAAATTCGGTAACGATGGTGACACGGCCGACTTCGCAATCACTACTGACACATTTAAGATCCTTCCAACAGACGGAACAGGCAATGGTACCGCTCCGTTCAGTGTTGTGGGTGGTGTGGTTGAAATGTCGGGTGCTAAGGTTACTGGAGATTTGGACGTGACTTCATCTGACACTACAGGATCTATGAACATTACGGGTAACCTAATTACTATTAGTGATGGTTCTGGGAACCCAAGGGTGAAACTAGGTAAACTATAATGAGTTATGGTTTAGAAGTCTATGACGTAGACGGGACATCGAAAGTCTTATCTCCAAATATGAGATTCGGTACGCTTCTTGATTTTGCAACTAATGTAAATTTAGCGCAAGGTCAAACTCCAACGATTCCGGAGTTTATCGATTTCCCTATGGAAATGACAGGTGTAAGTCCATCCACGGTGGCGATCGTAGAACTTTCCGATGGTGGGTGGACTATTAGTGCCGAGTACGATGAGAGATACGAATTCCAGTCTGATAGAATTAGAGTCAACGCTAGTGTCGTTGCTTTTTATGGCGACATTTACATACTAAGGTTTTAATTATGAGTTTTGGTCTACAAACATTCGATGCTTCAGGTAGGGTTCAGATAGATACTACTCGTTCCAGTGATTCTGGAATGATTGTTATTGATGCGGGAACTGCGTCTAGTGTATCTAATGTACCTTCGTCAGCAAGAGTGTTTGTCAACGTACAACCTTCTTCAGGTAATGTTGGATTTGTTGCACATTCTTACTCAGGTTCGACTGTGACTTTTTATGGGACATCAACTTCAGAGACGGGTCCGTTAGATCAAACGGTAGCAGTAAATTACATTATCGCCGCCCCAGCAAACACTCAGACATATTCTGGAAACGAGTATGCCCTACAGTGTTTAAATACAGACGGTGATGTTCTATTTGATAGTAGATACCTCAACGGAGATGGTGGCCTGGGACTATTGGGATACTCACAACCCCAACAACATAATGGAGATCCATTTGCGTCAAATGGTTCTGGTGGATTTGGTGGAGGTCCAATAAACAATCTTATCACATCTGACCTGAATACATATGTTGATGTTGCAAATTGTTTTGTAGGATCCGTCGGGAATAATACAGGTAATAAGGTAAAGGGTAGATATATAGTCTTTGCAAATAACTTTTCCGCAAACTATAACTCTGTAGAGAGCAGAGGGTATAGGGAAGGTTTTGTTAATAGTGGCTATTTTGTAGGAAACATGACTGGAATTTATTATTGGAGACTAAGAGCCGGACCACAGTATTCGCACATAGCACACCCAAATCCTTCTAACATTTTATATGGAGAACAAATATGATAGTCTCGTATATTGCTTATTGCAATCCATACGGTGAGATCGTCCGAATGGGTTTCGGTAAAGCGTCAAACAATCCACCAGAAGGTGTTGACTCTGAAACCGGACAGACCATTGTACACATCACTGGGGAACTTTCAGTGTCTAGAGATCAGTTTGTTCGAACCACTGTCTGGGACGGAGAGTCTTGGGTAAGTCGTCCGGACAAACCAAACCGTTTCGCTCAGTGGGACGGAAGTGAATGGACATGGGATCCAAAAGATCTTCTTGAGGAATTACGCCGAGAAAGAAATGTAAAACTAGGTGAATGTGATTGGACTCGAATGGACGACAATAGTTTATCAAACGCACAACGAGAAGAGTGGGCTGAATATCGTCAAACGTTACGCGACATCACAGAAAACTATGACTCATTGGATTCAGTAGTTTGGCCTGACAGTCCATAGGAGATTCCATGTCTGACCTATTTGGTATAGAAGTACGTGGACCAAACAACTCAACGCCTGTACTATCAAGTAGGCTTAGATCTTCGAATGTTGTATTGTTTTCTGCTTTTAGTTTAGAAGGAAATGACTCTTTGACATTTGTATGTCCGGACGCTAATGATTCCACAAAGGTGGCACTAACGCTTATGGGCCCGGACAGTCCATTTCCAGTTTATCTTCGTGGCGTTGTTGTTTCTGAAAAAACCACCAGTGGGTTTACCCTAACGAATTACGATCAGGCAACAAGGTCTGGTCGAGTTTTAGCATTTAGGATTTCATAATGTCTGACGTGTATGGTTTCAAAATCACTGGTGAGGACACCTCTCCATTCACTGTACTTGATACTGAACTAGATACTCTAAGTTTATCTGTCACAGAAACAGGTAGAGCGAGTTCTATAACACTAGATTATCCACTACAACCTTCAGATTTTATTTTTGTTAAAAGTCCTTCGGCTCCTGGCAATGCAAATTTTACTAGTCAGAGTCAGTATCCAGCCCCCAACACCTCATTATATTTTTCGGGCCCTCAGTTCTATTATATGAGTACCGACAGGTCCGGTACGAATCACATTGTAACATTTCATGGCAACGCCTATGATTATTATGCAGACCCCTACAACCCTAGAGGACTGCCGAGACTTGCTTTTGCTGATAGGTGGGATGTTGAGTTTGATTATTTTATTGTTCGCAGATCTACAGATATTGTATCTCAGGGAATTGGACGTGATGATAATTATGGAATACAGATAAGAAGCAAATACTGGACCGAAGAGAATCCAATATTGTCGTATGATTCTAGGTCTGCAATTTCTAATGATACCTTTACTGTTGAAACTTATTTGCCCCCAGCGACTCAAGTATATCAGGGTGGGAGTTCACAATCTGGTTACTCTACTCTAAACTTTACTTCGGGATGTTATGTAAACATCAATTGGACCGATCGAGTGCACTCTAATACACTGAATGAACGTGACATTGGATTTATTCAAGCAATAGGTATGAATTCAACTAGCGCATGGGCTGTTACTGGTTTTGTGGGTATGGAAGATGGTGGTCGATTCTTTCTTGATGGAAACAGTTCCGCAATCCTAGCGGTTAAACTAAGAGACTTAAACAATCTTTATAATTCCAATGATCAATCAACCAGTGTGGGTGATGACGATGATACTACAACCGCCCCATCGGATGACGACGTAGACACAAACTATACTGGATCTCTCTCGTATGTTGCAGGTAATACCTTCACCGAAGGTGGTACAATTCAGTTTGACGCCTCAGTGAATACACCCAACGTAGGATATCACACTAAAATATTCAGGGTCACAGGCAGTGGCAATGATTTAGATTCTATCACTCACACGTTTACTGGTACTTCGTCGGCAGAGAGAATTAGTATAACAGCAAGTAATGACTCTGTCAATGATAGTCGTACAGTTTCTTATATGCGGACGTCGAACTATATAGGAAATTATGTTACCAGTAGAAGTTCATCTTATACCAGAGGATTCTTAGGAAACTTCATTGGTAATTATGGTCGTAATTTTGCTGGCAATTATAATAGGACTGGTACATACTCTAGAAATTTTTCTGGACAATATAGTAGGAGTAGTTCTTACTCTAGAACTATACCTTCCAGTAGAAATTTTGAGGGTAACTATAATAGAACTCGTGTTTCTTCTTATGCACGAGGAGTTCCCTATATTAGGAATAGTGTTTTTACTAGAACTCGACTGTCATATAGTTCCGGCACCTTCACGGGAAATTACTCTAGAACATTAAATATACCAACAGCATATAGTAGGGACGTGGACTATATTGGTAACTACCAACGAACTAGATCTACCACTTATTACGTAGATATAGGGGGTGGAGACTGGTTCGAGTTTTATGTCGCTATCGCTGCACCTTCTTACATAGGGGATTATACTAGAAATTTTATAGGTAATTATGCTAGATATCGTGCACAAACATTTACTGCGGGAGTGTCTTACACAGGTAATTATTCTCGAAACTATGCTGGTAATTTTTCAGGTAACTACACTAGGGCCGCTAACTATTCTCGTAACTTTACTGGAAACTTTACCGGCAATTATGGTAGAACATTATCGTCCTCTCGTACCTTTACTGGAGACTTTGTTGGTGAATACTCAAGAAACATTGAGTATAACAGAAATAGAATAGGATCTGGTGGTACTGTCACGTCAACACGAACATCTACGGGTGGAGGAGGTCAAGTCACAGACCATTTCATGTATGGTTCAAAGTCTGGATTTAGAGCTGGTTGGAGATATACAATATCCACTGGAGAAATTAAGATCTACAAACTGGGTTCTGAAATTGCTTCCGGTACGGGTAATACCAATACAACAGAAATTGTTTTCAATGGTGTAACTTATCAACGTGGAACTTTCCAGTCCGGTTCATCTAACAGTATTCACCAGTACTATGGTGTCACATATAATGAAGGAACCACACCTTATGTTGGTGACTTCACAACTGCGACTACCTATACCGGAAACTATGTAAGCGCTTCTTCATATAACAGAACCAGAATAACGAACAGTACTGGAGATTTCACAAGAACATCAACATATAATAGAACTAGGGCAGCAGACAGAAGTCAAAGTTATCTTGGTACAGCAGAGTATCTAAGAACCTCTACCCGAACTAGAACCAGTTCATATACTAGAGATAGAGCTGGGGCTGAATCCAGAACTGTTTACTATGAAGGAAACTATAACAGGACCAGAGTCGCTAACTATACTAGGGGAATATACGCTGAGTTCACCAGAACTTCCAGTAGAACACTCTACTTTGCGGGGAACACACCAACACCCACCGATTACACAAGAACTCGAAACGTTTCTTATGAAGGTAACTTCACTGGAAATTATAATAGAGATTTATTTTATACTGGTGGCGTTGACTACACTAGAGGGTTTGTGGGAAACTTTGGGAGAACGAGATCCAGTAGTTATAGTAGAACATCCGCATACAATAGGACATTGACATCCAATCGCGTTCGTGTTGGTGATTATAATAGAGAGTTGACTTACAACCGAACCAGAACAAGCACCTATACTAGAGATCGTCAGAGTGCAGCGGGAGAAAGTTATACTCGAAACTTCAATGGAAACTTTGTCGGTAACTATATCGGTAACTACACAAGGTCTTCTTCCGGTACAAGTTCTGGAGTATCTGAAGTCAAGTGGAGGGGTGAACAGTTTGTCATGGAACTCCGTGTGGGTTCTGCTGGAAATTCATTGACTCTAGGGCAGAACGATCCAGACTCTATCATACTTGATTCCAAAACATTTACATTGTTTGATAATGATGCGGGTACTGTCCTCGCGACCACGGGAGTCACTGTATCAGACACAGACACCACCCATAAACTTATTGTCGATTTCAAGTCTGACGGGAATCAGGTTGCTAGTGGAAGAGTCACAACACTCGCTAGTTCGGTTTCAGCGATCATGGCCGGACCATTCGACCTCACCGATGGTGTAAATGAAATTACGGTAAATAATGCACCACAAGTAGTTTCGGGATCGACTGTTACTTACTATATACATGTTAACAATAACGGAACTTCTGGGTACTGGGCCCCAGGCGGTCAGTATACCGTAACACGAGTTCCTTCTAATGACAATGATGGTCAGGATCCACCACCAGATGGAAGTCCAACCGACAGTGATGGAACAACTCCAGGCGGTCCTTCTATACCGGACGATGATAATCCACCCGCACCGGACTCAGGCTCAGATTTCAAATAGAGATAAATAAAATCATGGATACTTTAAAATACATAGCATATATAAAACCCACCACTGGAAAAATAGTAAGACTTACTATACCCCAATACAAGATAGATTCTGAAGGGTTGGGCCCAGACGGAAACTTCGTGGTCCATGTAACGTCCGCCAATCTACCAGAAAACTGTGATGATTTGGGATACTTTATGGACAACTATTGGTATGATACTGGTGAACACAAGTTTGTTTTCGTGGGGTTGCCTTGCAATAGTCATGCGACTTGGAGTCTAGAGAAAGGATGGTGGGATTGGGATCCCGAACTTGTAAAAGTGGATATCCGCAAAACAAGAAATGCATTGTTGAACGCCTGTGATTGGACTCAACAATTAGATGTACCACTAAGTGAAGCGAAACTTCAAGAATGGGTGACATACCGTCAACAACTTCGTGACATTACAAAGAATATTCCAGATGACATTTTATCTGTAAATGATGTGGTTTGGCCAGTACAGCCATAAACAAAAAACAATTTGAGAACTATTGCGAAAAAGTGTGGTTACTTCGGTTCCCGCACTTTTTTTTCTTATAAATAACTCTTGTCATTAACCAATAAATCCTTTTAACTTAAAAGAGAGACGATATCGTGTCAGCATCTAGTATACCACTAAAACTTCAAAATGCTAATGGTGACCTACAGGAATTCACTCCATCGGATGAGATGTATCTATCCTTTGCAGTGGGACAAGCATTAGTTGCGGCCGCTTCTAATGACGTTGGTAATATCAGTTTAACTGATGGCCAATCAATCGGTTCGTTTGTAGATTCTTACTACAATGAAATATCTGGCACCCACCCAGCTTCACAAATAACGGGTGCCTCAGTGACCACCACTCTGAAGCAAGTGAGTGGCCCAGCAGACGAATCCGGTGCAGACTTTGTCCGCCCAGTAGGTTATTACGACGTTGATCCAAACCCAGGCTTCTACGAAATGGTAGATGGGGATATGGACAACCTAGCAGGTCGTGTTCTGTCTAACTTAGTACAGAACGACTATATCGGTACTTTCAAACTGTCCGCTACTCAACCAAGTCCAGACTATACAAAGTTTATTGACTCTGTATTCTCTGACACTCATGGTAATGGTAGCGCAGGTACCGTAGTAACAAACTATCACATTTGGATGCGTACTTCTATGGCGGCAGTTGCTCCAGTTCGTCCAGTAGCGACAAGCTACGACGGTTCTGGTTTCAACGGTCTACGTGAAATGACGGATGCGCAGATTCAGTACACACTGGGTCAACGTATTAAGTCAATGCGTGCTACGTCAGGAGCGATTGGTTCATACCAGTTACGTTCCACAGCACAAGGCGCACCGACAGTCCCAGGCTCATGGTTGCCTGTAGGTACTGCACAGAACACACGTCGAACTCCAGTTGATGTTGCATACGCAAGAACTCGCGTATCTTCATACAACCGTGCACGTGTTTCTGCATACACTCGTACTCGCGTATCTTCATACACGCGTAATAGTGTAAATACATTTAGTCGTACCTTTGTAGGAGACTACACTGGTGCATATTCACGCGACTTCGTAGGTAACTACTCGCGTGACTTTGTTGGGAACTACTCGCGTACTCGCCCATCATCGTACTCAGGTACATATGCAAGAACTCGCGTATCATCGTTTGCACGTACTCGTTTAACAGCGTTTACTGGATACTTTGCGGGAACTTACTCACGCGCACGTGTTTCAGTTTATACACGTAACCGTATAACACCATTCACTGGTACATTCTCACGTAACCGTGTTTCAACATACACTCGTGGTCGTGTATCATCTTACGCCGGTACTTATTCTCGTAACCGCGTTTCTTCATACGTTGCAGACTATACACGCAACCGTGTTTCAACATATTCTGGAACATATTCGGGCACTTACTCCCGTCTACGTGTTTCTGCTTATTCTGGAACATACTCGCGTAACCGTGTTTCATCTTATGCTGGAACATATACGCGCACACGTGTATCTACTTACGCAACTGACTTTACCCGCACCCGTGAAGAGAACTTCGCAGGGACTTACACTGGTTACTATACTGGCGTATTCTCTCGTGCTCGTGTATCAACATATACGCGTAACCGTGTAACAGGTTTCGCAGGTAACTTCATTGGTAACTACTCTCGCAACTTCCAAGGTAACTATTCACGTAACTTCGTGGGTAACTACTCTCGTGGATTTGCTGGAGATTACGTAGGTAACTACTCTCGCGTATCAACACGTACATCAACTCGCACACGTTACAGTGCTTACGCAAGAACACGCATCACTAACTATGTTGGTGACTTTGCTCGTGATCGCGTCACTAACTTTGCGGGTAACTTTGTGGGCAACTATGCTCGCACCTTCGTAGGAAACTACGGTGGTAACTTTATTGGAAACTACGCTCGTGACTTCGTTGGAAACTTCGTTGGAAACTACGCTCGCGCATATGTAGGTAACTACTCTCGCGGATTCGTAGGTAACTACGGTCGTAACTTCCTTGGAAACTTTGTCGGAAACTACAGTCGTAACTTCCTTGGTGACTTCACCGGAAACTACGCTCGTGGTTTCGTCGGTGACTTCGTTGGAGATTTCGTAGGTAACTACGCACGTACTTCAACTCGTACATCGACTCGCACACGTTACTCTGCATATGCTCGTACTCGCGCAACGAACTACACTCGCAACCGTGGTTCTGCTTACGCTCGTACATCTACTCGTACTCGTTACAGTGCATACGCAAGAACTCGTGCAACAAACTATACAAGAACTCGTGGTTCAGCTTACGCACGTACTCGTATCACTAACTACGTTGGTGACTTCGCGCGTACATCTACTCGTAGCAGACCATCTACGTTCTCTTATGCACGTACCCTATACTACGCAGGTGACTTCGTAGGTAACTATGGTCGTACTCGTGTAACAAACTATACTCGTGCTTCAGCGGTAGGTGTAACCTATACAGGTAACTACACGCGTAACCTATACTACGTTGGTAACTATGCTCGTGGATATGCAGGCAACTTCGTGGGTAACTACACACGTAACCGTGCATTCTCATACGTAGGTAACTACGCTCGTAACCGTGCATTCTCATATGTCGGTAACTACACACGTACTCGTGCGACGAACTATACGCGAACATCAACCAACACTGGTGCATATACTCGTGCCCGTGGTGCATCGTATGTTGGTAACTATAGTCGTAACGTAGCATACACTGGTAACTTCACACGATCTACGTCATCTACTCGTGTTTCTATTGCGGCCAACCCAGGCGGTGGTGTTTACCTCTCAGGTAAAGGTGGTGAAACATACTGGGGATGGAACGGATATTCAAACCAAATTGAAATTAAAGACCGCCTTCATGGTAATATCAACATCACAAGCGGCGTGTCTAGTACCACAGATATGGTTGTGGCCCAAGGTTTCCGATACTATCGTGGTGCGCTCCACCCAAGTTACACCGGGCAATACAAACGATATTATCTTATCCGCACAGCTATCGCCGATACTGAATATACTGGTAACTTCTCGGGGACAACATATTACACTCGTAACTCAGCCAACACTGCTACATATACTCGTACTCGTGGTGCGACATATACTGGTAACTATTCGCGTACTCTATACTACGCAGGTGACTTCGTAGGCAACTTCGGTGGTACGTATACTCGTACTCGTGCCGGAAACTACACTGGTAACTACGCACGTACTCGTACTGGTAACTACACTGGTAACTACGCACGTACTTCGACACGCACACGTTATAGTGCTTACGCAAGAACTCGTGTTGCGACAGGTACTTACACACGTAACCGCGCTGCGACACTATACTACACAGGTGACTTTGTAGGTAACTTCGCTGGTGCATACTCACGCACATCTACCCGCACATCAACCAATACTGGTTACTATTCACGCACACTAACTTACGCAGGTAACTACGTAGGTAACTATGCGACAACGTTCACTGG